GAATTTCAAAACTTATGAAAGTAAGACAGGTAATTGCTGAAGAAAAAATATCTATTACAATTGAACTTGCCGAGAACATTATTGAACAGGGTAAAAAAGTTATTATCTTCAGTAACTTCACCGAACCTTTAAAAAAGATACACGAACATTTTGGTAAGAAATCTGTTTATTTAGATGGGTCAACATCAAAACCTGCAAGACAAGATGCTGTTGACAAATTCCAAGAGAGTGATAAAATACAAGTTTTTTGTGGTAACATGAAAGCTGCGGGAGTTGGATTAACACTTACCGCTGGTGAGGCCGTTATTATGAACGACTTATCATTTGTACCTGCTGAACATGCCCAAGCTGAAGACCGAGCATATAGATATGGACAAAAAAATTCAGTTTCAATATACTACCCATTATTTGATAACTCTATTGAAGGAGTTATTTATGACATTCTTACAAGAAAGAAACAAATAATTGGTACGGTTATGGGTGATATAGACGAAAGTTCTGTAGATATTGTTGAACAAATACTTAACGAAATCAATAGTAAGTAAGTATTTATAATTAATGAAATCGTTAAATATAATATCAGAGTCATTAGTTAGTCGTTTGTTAGGAGAGGAAACACAACCTGAAACCAAATTTTTTATTAATGAAATGAAAACCATTGGTATTGATAAACTACCTTATGGATACGCATCGTTAAGAAGATTTATTGACCCTGAGACAATGAAATTTCATTATCAAAAACATTATAAGGGATATGTTAAAAAATTAAATTCAGCTCTTCGTAAAAAAGATTATGGTGATGTTGAATTAGAGAATATTGTTAAACAAATTTCAAAGTATAATACAACAATAAGAAATAACGCAGGTGGAGCATTTAACCACGCATTATTTTGGAAAATGTTATCACCCACACCACAAAAACCAAGTGGTGAAGTGTTTGAAAAGATTGTTAAACAATATGGGACGTATCGTAACTTCAAAACTAAATTTGAAGAAATCTCAAGAAAAAGATTTGGTTCAGGATGGTGTTGGTTAGTGTTAACTGATACAGGTAGATTAAAAGTTATGTCCACCTCAAATCAGGACAACCCACTTATGAATATAATAAACAAGGGTGGTTTTCCGTTGTTAGGTTTGGATTTATGGGAACATGCTTATTATTTAAAATACCAAAACAAAAGAGACGAATATATTGAGAATTTTTGGGAAGTAATCAATTGGGAATTTGTTAACGAATTATACAAATCAAAAACTGAAAAAAAATTGAACGAGTCAACTTCACAAAAAAAACTTTTATACGAAAACGTATCTGATTATTCAGATATTTTTAGTAACAACAAAAATGTCCTTTGGACTTATAGAAGATGTATTGATAATACTTTGAAGAGAGTTTTGTCTGATAAATGGAATGAAAACAATCAACACTCTGAAGGTTCATCTTCAGGTATCTACGACTTGGAACAACCAGGTCGTTCAGTAATCAATAAATTAAACACAAATTATATTGGATTTAAAATTTTAGTTGATGATTTAAATGTCGTGCTCACAAAAATAAATAAACCCACATTAAATTTTATTGGGGTAACACCTTCACAACAAGTAGAAGAAATAAATAAATTTTGTTCTTATTTGGAGTTTTTTGGTGAAAGAATTTTTAAAGGGTCTAAAACTCTTGATAAGATTATGAAACTTTTAAATAGAACACATGACAAAGGTGGTCAACTTGAGGAGTATGTCGCAAAAAAAATCAATCAAGAATTTGGTGAGGGAACTGCTACTGTAGTAGGTAGTCTAGGTTCAAAAGAAGATTTTGCGGGTACTGATTTAACAGTAAATTTTGATAACAAAATACAAAACGCCCAAATAAAACCAATTTTAAGTATGGAAGTAATTGACGGTTTCTATAATATTAAAATTAAAGGGTTTGTTAAAAAATTTAATACCGACTTATTAATTTTCTCAAATATTAACAAAGAAGTTTATATTTTTAAAAACAAAACTGTTGCTTTTAGTTCAAGTATGTTTAAAATCCCAACACAAGATTTAATTTATACTGTGAATTGATATTTATATAAAAATATCACTTCATGAATACAATAATCACAGAACCTTACAGAAGTCAACTATATACAAAAGTTAGACACGTACTCGGAGCACCAATTCGTTCAATTGAATTAGAAGATGAACAAATGGACTCAATCTTAGAATTTTCTATCGGGGATTATTCCCAATATGTTCAAGATTGGTTAATTGAGTCACAATGGACTTCATTATATAATTTAAATTTAGATACACAATCATTATCAAGAGCATTTGTAACTAAGAGTTTAGATTACGAAAACAGATACGCACAAGCGTACTCTAAAATAGTTGGATTACAATCATCCCCACTTGGTGATTGGGAACTTAAAAAAGATTACATCACATTAGTTCCAAACCAACAAATTTATGAAATTCCCGCAGGTCGTGAAATCAATGAATTATTATGGTTTACACCGGCAACTCTAAACAATGTTTTATTTGACCCATGGAGTTTTGGGGCCTTAGGTGGTACAGGCATTGGTGGACCTGGTGGTTTTGCTCAAATGGGTGGCTCGGGTTCATACTTTATGACATCCGCATTTGATATGTTATTAAGGATGCAAGAGATTAATATCCAAAGAAGAATTATTGGTGGTGATTTAACTTATAGAATAACAGGATTACCTAATGGTAAAAAGGCAATTCATTTAATGCAAACACCTGGTGGTAAATTTGACTTTGGTAGTTCATCATTAAACCATCACCAAGTATGGTATTGGTATTACGATGTTGGACCTCAGGATAGAGATGCTTGTTTAGCTGCAAATCCTGATATTATTAAACTTCCTTCAGATGTTCCGATGAATTCAATTGGTTGGGTTGACTTAAATGACCCCGCACAACAGTGGGTTAGAAGATATTTTGTCGCAAGTTGTAAAGAAACATTATCAAAAGTTAGAGGAAAATATTCGGGTAACTTAAAGACACCTGACTCTGAATTAACAATGGATTACGCAACTTTAGCAACTGAGGGTAAAGATGAAAAAACAAAATTGATTGAGGAATTAATTGGTGCCGACGGTAGATTGACAAGATTAAGACCTGAAAAAATAATGGAACGTGAGGCATTAATTGCTGAAAATCTTAACAAACAAATGAAGTTCAGAGCGTTCCCAAGAAATATGTATGTAATATAATTTTATGAGTATACAAAAATCAATTCCGATGAGACGTGTTATTGGGAACCAAGTTTTAACAACATCTGAAGTATGTATGGTTTCAGACGAAAGTTATACAACAGAAGGTGAATCAGTGGTTATTACAAAAGAATTAGAATTAATTGAGGTTATTTTAAATCATAACAATACTGACCACGTAATTGTTAAAGCACTTACAAATACAAAAATCAAACCCATTGAAGGTTTGATTGATGAAGAGTATAGTGAAATTAATATTGAAAAAGGCGCTTGTGTTGAACTATATTATGCATTTGGTTCATGGTTTGTAGTTTCCTCAGACGGATTAAAACAATCATAAAAAAAAGGAATATGTATTTTTAACATATTCCTTTTTTCATTATACCATCTCTTCCCACCCTTCTTCTGCAAGTTCGTAAATGTATTCAGGGTCAATTCCTCGTTTACCCCAATATACCATTTCTTGGTCTGTAATAGTTAACAAATCTTCAATACTATCTTGGTCACCAGATTCAAAAGGAATACCATTTGTTAATTTACATTGTTCTTTGGTAAATAAACCTCTGTCTTTAGGGTCAGTAACAATTAAATTATTTCTAATTTCTTCATTAAACACAATCAATAATGGTTCAATACGTTTGTTGAAAGTAGCAACTGCTCTTGCAATGTTATATTCACCTGTCATAGTAGGGTTATTCTCTAAATCTGAGGGGTCAATACGATAACAATTAAGTTGAACGTGTGAACCTAACACAGGTTCTTTACCATGAAATAAACTATACTGGTCTTTTTCTTGTTTAGACATTTTTTCATTTACCTTTTGGACATCCCCGTGTGAGGCTTTAAGACCGTTATTAACATAAAATATCACATCACCCAAACTTACAGCAATACCATCACGAATTGCTAGTTCCATATGGGCTTGTCTTGACATCATATGACCAGCCTTCGTTTTTTCGTTTGAACGTTTATTATAATCGTCAATGGATAGTTTTACTTTTGCTCTTTGAGCAATCTTCATTAAAGGAATTTGTTGGTTAAAGATTACTTCCAAGTATTCATAGTACCACTCAACAAAATCTTGTCCGTTACCTTCTAATAACATTTTAATTCCTTTATCTAAGAAGTCCTCAATATAGAGTGGTAGTTTCTTACTCTTGATTGAGTTACCTGTAAGTTTAATCTTACCATTATGTTCCATTGTTGCGTAGTTTTTACGAGCAATATTCATACAGGATTTCCAAGTCCCATCACAGTCTAACCCCATCGCCCCTTTCATAAACATATCATTAAACTCGGCAACATCAGCGTCATATCCTTTATATTCTTTACCCTCTTTAACCAACCAGTTCTTTCCCTTACCGATATATCTTCTATCATCTACACCACCTTCAGGTAATGAGAAGTTCATACCATCCGTATCACACACTAACGCAACATATCCTCTCTTCATAAAGAAACGTAACATCTGACGAAGGTATTGTCGTCCTGTACAGGTAATCTGTTCACCCATATACATGTCACCCCAGTGAAATACTTGTGGAGCCGATAGAGCTCCAAACATGGAGTTAATAAAAATCTTAATTGGTAATTGTTTTCTGTCAAATGATGTTGCTTGCTTTTTATCAATATCCTGATATTCTTTTGCCAAGTTTTTATATTTGATACGAGTATTACGGAAGTAATTTAACATACCCTTCATCGCCCCTGTAATATCACAAGTTGGGAATACATCGTGTTCAAGTTGAATTGAAGGATAAAGTGACGAGAAGTCAAGTTTCAATACATCAGTTGAAAATCCTACTTTAAGTAATCGTGATAAGCCTCCTACAAACTCTGTCTTTTCATTCTTTTTAGGAATTGCCAACATGTTCTTATATGACCATGCTCTCATTTGAATTTCCCATAATGTTGCGGTTCCCATTGTTGAAACTCTTTCGTATGTTGTGGGGACTAAAGACGCAAGTAAAAATGAACCTTGGTTAAATTCTTCGTCAACTGTTAAAGTTTCTTCTAAGTCATCGTCGAGGTATCGTTCAACCAAATTATCACCTGTTGTCTTAATGTAGATACTTGAATGTTTGGAACAAGCGTCATCAATCTTTGGGTCAACGCCCACTTTCTTATATTTTCCGTTTTGTATGTTTAACCAAAACTCCTCTTTCTTTGAGTAGAACGGACCAATGTCTGTGTGGTCAATATAAACACGGTCAGGAGCTTCTGCCTTGATGTATTGGGTGATATACTTCAAACCTGCTGATTTGATGGATGAATTGATTGCCTGAGCCCTTCTAACGGCATGTAATGTATCAATAACATTATAACCCCACATGGATGTTTGATTAAATCTCTCAACCTCGTTTGCTAACTTCAACATACTTTCAGACTGTTTGATTGGGTTGATTGGATTTAATGTCTTGGCAATTTTCTTAATATCTAATTTTAACGCTTTAGCTCGTTCAAAAATCCATAACCAGTCAAAGTTAAATCCGTTATAAGATGCAATGATACTTGGTTTAAGTTCATCTATGGTATTAAAAAATTTAATAATACCTTCCCTTTCTTGGTCTTCATCTGAACACTCAATTACCTCACTAAAACCTTTATTGGTTTTCATCCCTATCATGAATATACGACCATCTTTTGGTTCTAATGCGGTTGTCTCTAAGTCAAACACAAATCTTGTGATACTGTTGTAATCATCAAATCCTTTAAATAATCTTTTCTCTTTGGTAACCAAAAACTGTTCAACAGGTGGTAATATCAGTACCAATCCTTTAGTTGTTTCACCCCATGGGTCAACACCACCATCTCTAAAAAACTGAATGAGTGAACGATATCCGTTTAATGATTTAACCATAAAGGTTAAACCTTTTTCTAATCGTTCATTACCATCAGTTCTTAATTTCTCAATGACAATTTTATGTTTTGTCATAGCCTCTTTCTGTAATGCTTTTGAGGATTTATAGAAGTTTAATCCACGTAGGTCACCTACCCAAGCAAATGGGATAAAGGTATCTTTTTTAATTTGTTTTCCGTGAATTGGGTGTTCAAGAATTTTCCAAACACAATCTTTGACGTAATCGTATTCTACACTGACGATATATTTTTCGTCATCATTTCCCTGAAGGAAATTTTCAATTTCTTCGTTTGATATCATAAAATTTAAAATGGTGTATTTGCTTCCGAATTAAGGTCGGAATTTACCTTGTGTGGTAAGTTTAACCAATCAAATATTATAAGTCAAATTAAATTTTAAGGTAATTTTTCAACATAAATTTTATTTTCAGCATTAAACGTTCTTGCCGAAAACGTATATTGACTTTCACCGGCATAATCAATAGTTTGATTAACCCCATTACAATCGACATAATTTAAAGTTAAAGTTGGTGGGGTTGTATGACAATATGTTGTTGCTTGGAAATTATAACAACTTGTTGATGTATAAGTTCCTAAATTAATTAAATCAAAACCATCAATAGACGCCGGTCCTGACACCCATCGTGGTGGGTAACTTGCGTAAGACACAACTGTCATATAACCAATGTCAGTAAGTGAACCTAAAGTTTGACTAACATAATTACCATTAATATCTCTATATTGAACTACCATACTAGATACTGAACAGTCTCCATTCTTTTCATTACCAATCACATACATATTTAAAGGTTCTGCAGGTGATGGTGATGGAGTTATACTTAGAGTCGGTGTAACAGTCGGAGTTGGAGTTAATGTTGATGTGTTAGTAGGTGTTTGAGTAATAGTTGGTGTAGGAGTCAGAGTAGGTGTTTTTGTTGGTGTTGGAGTTAGTGTTGACGTATTAGTTGGTGTTGGTGTCACTGTTTTTGTCGGTGTTGGGGTATTTGTTTCTGTTGGTGTTGGTGTTGTACCAATTGTGGCAGTTACGGATGGAGTTGGAGTATTTGTTGGTGTTAGTGTTGGTGTTGGTGTTGGTAAGTTTGGAATTACACATGTTAAAATTACAGTTTGGTCGTCTTCAATTAAGTGTAAATAAAAGTTATTATAACAACAATTAGGTATTGTAGTGTTGTTAACTGTAAATGGGAATGTTTGACCTGACACAATCAAATATCTTGGATTTGATTCTGAAACTTCATAATATAAATTAAATGTTCTATCAGCAAAAGTGGTTGAACTTACGGTAAGATTATTACCTGAAACTAATAAACAAATATCGTTAATTAATCCGTCTGAGCAGTCAGGACATCCGTAGTCAAAAAGTAAAAACGGACTTTTTAAAATTTCAAAATTATGTATAACTTCAGGATAACTTAATGGTTCGGTATACATTCTAAATTGAGATATCGCACCATCAAATGTACCACCAAATGTTGGTTCTAATAGTATGTTAGTTGTTAATGCCGAATATGATGTTCCTGATAATGTTTGATTTGGCATAACCTCAGGGTCTTGCATGTAAGTCAGTCCTGTTAATGTTGTTGGACATCCTGTAAATGTTAAACTTTCTCTTAATCCTTGTGTTCCACCGCCCCATGAAATATTAAACGGAACTCCTAATTGTTTTTCTTTTTCTGTGTTTAACGCTCTTGGAATTACTTCTTCAAAACCATTTATAACATAAAATAATCTTCCGTTAATATAAATTTTTAAAACACCTAATCTATCTTCTCTTTCGATTAACCATCTTTCATTTAGGTTAACTATTTCAACTTCTTCTGCGGGTGGAGCTCCCTCTTGAGTAATTGGTGGTTGAATAAGTAATATACTATTATTTGATAAACTATCAACATACTCAGTATCACTAATCAATCCTAATCCACCTCTGTAATATAAATCACAAGTATCAAAGTAAGTACTTCTTTCCCACACACAGTCCACTAAAATCCAATGTTCTTTTGTTGTATAATCAGAATTTAAATCTTCGCAATAATCAAAAATTTGATTTGATGAACAATATTCTGTAATAGTATAACCTGTTTGATATGTAATTCCTGTTGTTGGACAAGTCCCTGTTGTAATACAACCTCCTGTAAATGTTAATACTTTAACACAAACTTTCGGATTTTTAGGGTCCCCTGATAATCTTAAAGAAAACGAATTTGACATTGAGTCATATAACGGGTCTTTATCATTATTAGGTACTTGTGTGGTCGCGTTACATCCACAATTACAAGTTGTATTGTGTTGAGCGGTATAAACTAATGGTTCGTATACTTCAACACATCTTGAATTAGTTACCCCTGTATTTGAACAAGCACAAGTTTCTAAACATCCTTCTAATACTCCCGTAACTCTTGTATATCCACTATCTGAAGATGGTGAACCTGAGGCGTGATGATAAAATTTATTTTCAGCCCTTGCACCAAAATAGAAAAATGTATTATCGTTTTCAGGATACGTTAAATTTAAAGTTGTTTGGGTATCTGTCGGATAAAATTCATCAACATATCTTGGTCTAATTAACATTTCAGCCGTCCATCCTTTATTTGTTCTGGTTGGGAATGTTTCATAATCATATCCAAATAACTTAAAGAAACCTTGGTAAAAACCTCCATATAACTGATTATAATATGTAATAGTCAAACCTGATTCAGAAACCATATTATACAAAGTCTGTTTTGTGTTCCCCGAAAATCTTTCATTTGGAGGATTTGTATAACCTGTTACTTGAAATAATTTTGTTCTTCTGTCAAAGTGATATCTATCCCACTTACTTGACCCAGTAAATAACCCCATCGTATAATTAATTGTTTCACCAGTCATCTGCGGAACTAAACCGTTATCTATACCTGTTAACCCAATATCACATAATGTTGAAGCGGTTAAACAATTTAAATCTTCATTTAGTGAATTGTAGTAATTTAATGAAACTAAAGTGTTACCTGATAAAAAATCACCATAATTAATTGTTAATTCTTGTGATGATAAAGGATTGTTTAAATCAAAATAAATAGGTAATCTATTACCATCATCATAACCAATAAGTTGGGTGGAAAATACTACTTCTTCATTATAATCTCTTTCATCTGACGCTAAACAAATGTCGAAAATTTTTGGTACAGGTTTGATGTACCACTTTTTAAAATTGAATTGATTTATATTCTGTTGAGCCATTACTTTGATAAATAGTTAAATCCAAGTATTTATATGTAAAATACCAAATGGAATTTAATAAAGAATACTTTTCATCACCTTATTACTTCTATATTAAAGAGGGTAAAGAAACTATTTCCGTTTATTTTAGCGTCAGCAACACTTTAACTGAAGCTAGAAAAAAAGATGAGGTTATAAAATTTGATAAAAAAAATAAAGAAGAAGTTCAAAAAACAATTTCTAAAATTCAAAAAGAAAAAAAATTAAAAAATAATTTCGACGTTAAAAAAACTTTATCTAAAAAGAAAGACGAACTTGGTGAATTAGTTGACTATGACGGAAGTTTTTTAAGTTCTAAAATTCCAATTCATAACCCATATCTTTCACCAAAGAGTACAATGGACCAAGAAATTGTTGCAACAAGACAAACAAACAACCCAATTACTCGTGGATATCGTGTGTATTGGGGTGAAAGTGAAGAGGAAGAAACCGACGAAGTAATTAATGAGACAGATTTTTCAGATGCGTTTGGTTATGAAGAAACAAAAGACAAAAACGGACCTGAAACATTTAAAACATTTGTTAAAGAATTAGGTTTAGATAAAGATGAAGCAGCAGAAAGAACAAGACAACAAGGTAAAGAACCTGATGTTAAAAAACATAAAAGAAAATTAAATGCGGTTCCTAAAAAAATCAGAAAACAAAAAGGTTTTATTGATAGAATGACAATTTCAGAAAAATCAGAAATTGAAAATATTAAAAAACAACAAGTTGTTGATATGGTTGAGGATATTGTTTTAGGTAAAAAAAATTCAGACAAAGAAGTTGGTAAAAAGAAAAGTGGTGTTAGTAAATTATTAATGAAAAACTTGGAAAATATTAAAAAAATTGCTGAGAAAGAAGGTTTAGAATTAAATGATTTAATTAAAATATTAAAGAAATGAACAACGAATTATACGGAAAAAAATATGAAATTCCTGAAAATGTTCTAAATTCTTTAGAAAATCATAAAGATGAAACTACTATAAAAAATATTTTCACTAATGGTTATCTTACTTATCAAAACATGAAAAAAATTCTTCACGATATTGATAACAATAAGTTTCAGGGTAAAGATTTAAGTTCATTAAAATCATTTATCACCCAAAATTTAGGTTCTGATAGAGGAAGTGTTAATAGACAAAAAAGGGACGCAAGTGATTCAGGTATGCAAAACCAATACCTATCGGCTCATCAAAAAAATGACCCGAGAAATATAACTGATAAACCACATTCAAAATTATATGAAAATAATAAAGAAGTGGTTGAGAGTTTAAAAAGAATAAACGAAATAATGAGACAAATACTTTAAAATTATGGCAGCAGAAAAAGAACCAGTTGACACACAACAACCATCTAATAAGTTATCTGAAATTTCTGATAGAATCAGAAAAGATTTAATCACGAGAAATAACTATGGTGGAGATAAAAACATTTACGGAGCAACAAATAAAGATGCTATCGGAGATGGTGACCTACAAGGTAAAGGTACCGGTAATTTCTTAGACATTTATAATGGTGGTAACATCACCGATAATGTTGAAAGAAAGAGTGAAATTAAAATAAATGCATATCAACCAGAAAAACCTTACACTATCCCAACGGCGTAATGAAACTTTACAATATTTTAAAAAAAGTTATTGTTGAAGCAAGTACTGATGATATTACCTCATCTATCAGAAATAAAAATTTGGTAACAATTTATTATGATGGTGATGATGATGGGAAGTATAACGGAAAAGGTTTAAGAGTTATTGAACCATTTTGTTACGGAACATCAAAAAAGGGTAATGCCGTTATCAGAGCTTGGGAAAGAGAAGGTGCTTCATTTACTGGTTCAAAAGGAGAACAACCTTTACCAGGATGGAGATTATTTAGAGTTGATAGAATAGGCAATTATTCTTTAAACCCTTTAGAAAACTTTAATGAACCAAGACCCCTGTATAATCCTGATGATAAAGGGATGGTAGGACTAAAAATATGTGCAAAATTTGAATTAGAAGATAATGGATAGTTTAATACAAAAATTAATGGTGTCTAAACAAATCATGGATAGACACAACGACATGGATAAAGGTGTATCACCAAAATCTAATAGACCAAGTATGTCTGAATCGTACTCTCGTGATGAATACGAAGAAAAACCTGTACCGGCAAGTTATAATATTCCTCAGGAATATCTACAATCAGCACCACCAACAGCTAAAACTCCACCGATGGTTACTGAAGATAGAATTAAAAATTCAAAATTACCAGACGCCATCAAAAAACTAATGATGGAACACCCGATACAACAACCACAATCTTACGCTCCGACACTATCTGATGATGTTATTGAAAGGGCATCAAGATTAATGGGTAATAAACAACCTGTTACTGAGTCAAAATCAATTCCACAACAACAAAATACATCATTTAATTTATCTGCGGCAGATATTAAAAAAATTGTGAGAGAAACTGTTGAAGAAGTTTTAAGTGAAAACGGATTAATGGTTGAATCATCACAAAAATCTAATGAACTAATGACAATCAAAGTGGGTAAACATATTTTTGAAGGTAAAATATCTAAAATTAAGAAAGTTCAATAATACTTAATTATATAATTAAAATAAGTCTCCGTTAGGGGACTTTTTTATTTGTAAAGGTTGAATTATCCTATTATTTTATCTATCTTTTTGTTTATGAAAGAAAAAATTAAAGTATTAGTAATCCCTTCTGACACCACAGGAGTTGGTAGATTTAGGTCAATAACTCCACACACACACTTACAATCGTTATATAATGATGATTTTCATGTTGATATTGAATTCAACCCTGATTTAAATAATTTAAATTATTTTAAAGACTATCAAATAATCCACTATCATCGTTCTCTTGGACAAGATATGGATAGGTCGGTACAAATAGTACCAATTCTTAACTCTTTAGGAATTATAACTATATGTGACTTAGATGATTATTGGTTACCAGGTAAAGAACACCCACTTCACCAATTAATTATTCAAGAAAAAATTCACGAAAAAATTATTGCAAATTTAAAAGTTGCTAAATATGTAACAACTACAACTGAATTATTTGCAGATGAAATTAAAAAACATAATAAAAATGTCGTAATTTTTCCTAACGCGATTGACCCAAAAGAAGCACAATTTAATGAACCAACAGAAGAATCTGATTTAGTTAGAATTGGGTGGTTAGGTGGTTCTTCGCACTTACATGATTTAATGTTACTAGATGGTATGGTATCTAAACTTTCAGATATACAAAAAAATATACAATTTGTTGTTTGTGGATTTGATACTCGTGGTGTGATGACTGAAATTAACCCTGAAACAGGTGAAAAAAAACAAAGACCAATTAAACCTCATGAAACAGTATGGTATGATTATGAGAAAATTTTTACAAACAATTATTCTATAGTTTCACCTGAGTATAAAAAACATTTGGAACTTTTTGTTCAAACACCTTATGACGATGAACAAAATCAACAATATCGAAGAGTTTGGACAAAACCTGTAACGTCTTACGCTCGTAACTATTCAAAATTTGACATATCTTTGGCGCCGATTAAACAACACATGTTTAATAAAGTAAAATCACAACTGAAAGTTATTGAGGCAGGTTTTTATAAAAAAGCATTAATAGCCACCAATTACGGACCGTACACAATTGATTTAAAACACGCAATGAAAAATGGTGAATTCACTGATGGAAACGCTCTTTTAGTAGATGAAGCAAGAAACCATAGTGATTGGGCAAAGTATGTTAAGAAATTAGTTCAAAACCCAAACATGAGAATTGATATGGGTGAAAGATTATATGAATATGTTTCACAAAAGTATAGTTTAGATGTAGTAACAAAAACAAGAGCAGAATTTTATAAATCAATTGTATGATAAAACACCCATTACACAAAATTTTATTTATTGACATTGAGACTGTCGGAGTTTCAAGTAATTACGAAAATTTTAAAAAAGATTATCCTGAACTTCATTTCCAATTTATTAATTATATAGATTGGTTTCAAAAAAGATTCCCTGAAGACTCAGGGAAAAGTTTAGATGAAATCTTTGTTAACAGAGCTGCTCTTGTACCAGAATTTTCTAAAATTGTTTGTGTTTCAGTTGGATTTGTTGACCCAAAAGGTGATGTTAAGAAACAAAGTTTTTTTAACTCAGATGAAAAACAATTACTTAAAGATGCTAATACATTATTAAATCGTGTAGATAAATTAGGGTTTATTCTTTGTGGTCATAACCTTAAGAACTTCGATATTCCTGTGTTGGCAAAAAGAATGTTAATTAATGGTATTTTACCATCATCTATCTTACCATCTTATGATACTAAGCCGTGGGAGATTAAAGCAATTGACACTAAAGAAATTTGGCAATACGGACAATTCGGAGCAATCAGTTCATTAGAGTTGATGTGTGTATCGTTAGGTATTGAAAGTCCTAAAAACATGGAGGTAACAGGTAATAAAGTACACCAAGCATTTTGGATTGAAAACAAATACCAAGAAATACAAGACTATTGTGAAAAAGATGTTGAAGTTTTAATAAAAGTATTAATCAAATTAACAAATTTATGAGTGAAGAATTAAATTTTAAAAATGAATTAGAAACATTACAAAATTTTTTAAAACAAATGTCTAATTCTAATACAGATGAAGATGAGTTATTAATTTCAGATGAAGATATGTCAGATTTGACTGATGAGATGGAAAATATGGTTTATAAAGTCGACCTTAACTATACTTCTAAAGAAGGTAGAATATTAAGTTATAATTATGAATCGGATAGTGGATTTGATTTGTACTCAACTGAACAAATAACAATCCCTGCCTTTGGTAGAGCGTTAGTACCAACAGGTATTGTTTTAGATATCCCTGAAGGATTTGAAGTACAAATAAGGTCTAAAAGTGGTTTAGCATTAAACCAAGGATTAATGGTTTTAAATAGTCCTGGTACGATTGACCAAGGATATATTGGTGAGATTAAAGTTATAATTTTTAATACTAACAACCATTCAGTTGTTATTGAGAGGGGTATAAAAGTATCTCAAGCGGTTTTGGCAAGTGTTGTTAGCGGTAGATTTGTAACATTAAATAAAATTGATAATATAAACCAAAAAGAAAGAGGTTCTAATGGTTTTGGGAGTACAGGGATATGATTACAATAGGATACAGTACAAGAAGTTCAAATAAAGAATTTCAAGAATATTTAAAAAAATCTGCGGGTCACCCAAAAATTCAAATAATTGAGAAAGTTAACAATGGTGAAAAAAATCTTTCCGAAGTTTACAATGAAATTATTTCAGAGTCTAATTTTGATGTTGTAGTATTATGTCATGACGATATCTATTTTGATACAAATAATTGGGCAACAAAGTTAGTTAGACAATTTGATAAAAATTCAGATTACGGGATATTAGGAATGGCGGGTACTACAGAAATGCCAAAAAGTGGAATGTGGTGGGAAGACCGTTCAAAAATGTATGGAATTGTTAATCATGAATCGGAAGGTAAAAAATGGGAATCAAAATATTCTGATTCATTAGGTAATGATGTTAAAGAAGTTGTTGTTGTTGATGGTGTGTTTATTGCTATAAATAAACAAAGAATAAAATCTAACTTTGATGAAAATGTAAGTGGTTTTCACATGTACGATGTTAATTTTTGTTTTAAAAATTTTTTACAGGATGTTAAAATTGGTGTTTTAACTAATGTTAGATTAACTCACAAATCTATTGGGATGACAAATGATAAGTGGGAAGAGAATCGAAATTTATTTGTGGAAAAATATTCTGAATTTTTACCTAAAAAAATAAAATTTACTGAAAATAGCAAATTAAATGTTTTGATTTCTTGTTTGTTTTTTCAAAAATTCACAGGTTCTGAAATGTATGTTTTTGAACTCGCTAAAAATTTAATAAAACAAAACTGTGATGTAACAATTGTTGCATCTGAAACAAATGGTCCATTAGTTTTAATGGCAACTAAATTAGGAATTAAAGTTAAAAATATTAAAGAAACTCCAGGTTATAAATTAGGTGATGGTCAATGGGTTGTAATGACTCCCGAAGGACCTAAACCATCTATACCAAATAACTATTATAAAATTTCTGAAACTCATTTTGATATTATTCATTGTCAACATAAACCTATTGTTAATATAATGAATTTGTTATATCCAAATGTTGATAAAATATCAACAATTCACTCTGAGGTGATTGAATTAGAAAACCCTGTCATTCATCCGTCAATTAAAAAATACGTAGCAATTAGACCTGAGATTAAAGAATATATTATATCTAATTTTACCATACCTGAAAATATGGTTGATGTTATATATAATCCTATAGATGAAACTAAATTTTTTGACAAAAAAATAAATTCTGAAAACTATATTTTATTTGTAGGTTCAGTTGATTATTTAAGGGAAAAAACAATTAAAGATTTAGTTGAGTATTCTAAAATTGAAAATAAAGAACTTTGGATAGTTGGGGAAAATAAATCAAATTATTTATCAGAATTAATTAAAAATTCTCATGTAAAATATTATGGACCTACTTTAGACGTTGATAAATATATTCACAAATGTTCAGAAACTGCGGGAATACTTTTAGGTAGAACAACTATTGAAGGGTGGATGTGTAACAAACCAGGATGGATATATAATGTCGATAACACGGGAGATATAATTAGTAAAGAATTATTTGATATCCCTAAAGATATTGATAAATTTAAATCTTCAAGTGTATCTAAAGAAATTAAAAATAAATTTATTGAGGTATTAAATAATTAAAATATGGTAATCTTAACAACAACATATAATTGCGAAAAGTATATTGAAAGATGTTTATACAGTATAATGAGTCAATCATTTAATGATTTTCAATGTTATATTACAGATGATTTATCAACGGATAATACAATAGATATTATAAATGAAATAATAAAAGATGATAAAAGATTTATTGTAATAAAAAATAATGAAAAAATGTACCAACCAGGAAATTATGACCAAGTAATTCGTGGTTTAAATATTGATGACAACGAGATATGTGTTGAGGTTGATGGTGATGATTGGTTACCTAACTCAAATGTTTTTTCATTTATTAATAATGTTTATAAAGATGAAAACGTTTGGATGACAAGTGGTTCATTTAAATACCATGATGGTAGACCAGGATTTGCTAATCCGCCTAAAAACTTTACAAATGTAAGAGAACAAACTTTTACATTATCACATATGAGAACGTGGAAGTCGTGGTTATGGAAAAAAATTAAAGAAGAAGATTTAAAAGACGATATCGGAAATTATTGGAGCGTTGCTGGTGATTTATCATTTATGTTCCCAATGTTAGAAATGTCAGGAGAAAATCACTTTAAATACATTACAGATATCCTATACATTTATAATGAATCTAACCCATTAAATGACCACAAAGTAAATATGGGTAAAGTAAGTTCAACCGTAAACATAATTAGGAATAAACCACCTTATACTAAATTATAAAAATGAAAATTTCAATCTGTATTCCAACTTGGGAACAATATGGTCACGGAACTAAATTTTTAAAAAATAATTTTGATAATTTTTTTAATCAAACTTATAAAAATTTTAATGTTATTATATCTGACCACAGTAAAAATGACGATATTAAAAATCTTTGTGAATTATATTCTGATAAATTTGAGATTAAATATTTTAGTAATGATAAATTATTAGGTAACGGACCTGCGAATACTAATAACTCAATTATTCATGCCGATGGTAAAATCATAAAAATAATGTTTCAGGATGATTTTTTTTATAGTAATACATCATTGGAGTTAATTAATGAAGAATTTAAAAATGATGAATGTAAGTGGTTGGTTAATGGGTGTAACCATACAAATGACAATGGAAAAACTTTTTATAATTTTATGAGTCCTTCATGGAATGATAAAATTCCATTAGGTGTTAATACAATTAGTTCCCCATCAGTATTATCTTTTAGAAATGAAAATATATGTTTATTTGATGAAAAATTAACTATGTTAATGGATTGTGAAATGTATTATCAACTTTACATTAAATACGGATTACCTAAAATTATTACAAATTGTTTAGTTACAAACAGAATGCATCCCCATCAAATTAGTCGACTTTACAATCAAAATCTTGAATCTGAAATAAATTATATAAAAACAAAATATAATGGTAACGTCTAATTTAATGGGAGGTTTAGGAAACTATATGTTTCAAATATCCGTAGCCTATTCGTTATT